AATAGGTATAAGGTGCAATACCTATATCATCCAATTAGCCAAATTAACAAGAACCAATTCAACCAAATTCAAGTTAAACACCATATTATAGCCAATTAGAACAAGTCAAGCCAGTTGTATCTAAGCACCTCAAAAGATGGCAAAGATAAAGCTCGCCCAACTGGAGTGCTGCGAATCTTTTCACAAAATTCTTCATAAACTTCCTTTCCGTTATGCCAAGCCAATAAGCACAACGATGTCACATGTTCCTGTGTTGTTGCAGCACTCCTAGTCCATCTAATGGACTCATGAATTTCAGACATAGGGAACACTGGGTGGCAAAGAAAAGGGAATTGTTCATCAAAGACAAAAGATCTCTTCAAGAAAGTAACTTCAGTTAACTTACTACAACCACTAAAAGAATCAGATTTATCAGCTGGGGTCATTGTGAGGCCTAACTCCTTGCCCGCATCAGCAAGCACCGCAGGGTCCAATGGAAATGGGTATGAGACAAGTAAGTCATCTCCATAAGCAAGGATTCTTAGTAAATCTAAGTTGATTCCTTTATAGCACTTAAGAACTAAAGTCCTAACAACTAAATTATTAATGATAGAATTAAAAATGGAGGTCCCTGAACATCCTGATGGCATCCCTCCATGAACAACATAATATTGATCTTTAAAAATATGGGATGAATAACAGATATGATCTATAGCATCTATAGCACCTTCACCATAACCTAATTTAACTAAAAACACCTTCAGAGCATCAAACCAAAAAGGAGATAAGGAAGCATCCCAATTAGTGTAATCAAAGGCACAGATGTTATCCATACCTATTTCAGAGGCGAATTGAGACCAGTGATAATCAGGATTGCAACCCACAGCTGATCCAGTGCAGGTACCAGGGTTAGAGTGGAAAGTTTGAAATAATCTACCAAAGATTCTCTTCATCCTAATAGTGTCATTAAGGGAACTACATTCTATTAACCTAGTTTTTCCTGCTTCTACCTTTGCCTTGGGTCTAAGTTCATCCTTTAGATAAGTAGAGAAGGGAAGATCATAACCATGTAAATCGAGAGCTTTCTGCAATTGTGTCAATGGTTCACCTCTGTGTGGGATTAAGTCTCTCTTCCTTATCCCCATTGTGTTGTAGGGGTACCCAGCAGATGTGTTCAGATCCAAACCTTCTAAATTTTCAATTCCATAGACTACATCTTCCAATTCCAATTGTTCAGTCAGATTCTCTGGTAGAAGGGGTCTAATTTGTTCTACATAATGGTCTATAGCAATGAATGTTTCAGGAGGGATAGAGATGTGCTTGTTGCCCTTATACTTTGAAAAGAGAGCTTCATTCAAATCAACTTTAAGACGGCTATCACCAGGCCGAAGAGCTGCAGGTTCTTTTGTCCCTTCAAACACATCATGAAAGACAGAAGGGTAGAGTCCAGTCTTGGTTTTAACATTAATAGATTTGACACCTCTTTCCTTAGTTGATTCCTTATGTACAATTTCACCTTGACATACACTAAAATAGGATTTCTTTAACATTGCAGCATAACCTGAGACTCCATCACCACCAATATGCATCCCCAAAATTTTTCCTGCTTTCACCACTATTCCCCCACACTGTCCAACTTTCGTTGGGTAATTATATTTAAGGGTGTTATATGTGGGAGTCATGGATAAGTTAAGAAAACCGAAAAGGGAAACAGAGCCAACTGGGACATAGACATCCCGAAACTGATCAGAATTCAGAGCCAGCCAACATTCTTTTTCTGTATGGAAATTCTCTACCAAATATTTCCTAATATCTCTAAATTTTTCAGTCCTATCTAATTTCACAACAACTAATTCCAAATTACCTCTACTAGATTCAAGAAGCATAGAGTCGACTATTTTAACACTCTCACCTTTGAAAACAATAGAATCCTTGGGGTTTGAGTGAGCGGGAAGAACAAGCCATTGGTCAAACAGTCCTAGAGCAGTATAGGAACCAGTGGATGTACAAACAGGGAACAGAGAAGATTTCATAAGAGATTTGGCAAATTCCAGATCTGGTCCTTGAACAACAGCTTTCCTCAGCACAGGTTTTTGCATAACTGGTTTGATGTTACCAGTGTAAGCACCTTGCTTCCCTGCAAAGACACTAACAAGCATATAGACAACAGTAGAAAATGATACAATGGTAGTGAGAGTAGACATAACAGTGGTAAACCAGTTTAAGTACTTCTGCACCTTGCTTCTTTCCCTAATTACCTCAACTTCAATGGGGAACACATATCCTTTTTCCTTCAACTTAGCTATGAGCTCTTCTGATGGCACTTCCTTCAAAACCTCAACAACTTCCTCTGGTAGCAATTTATCCACCACTTGCTTTCTGATAAGCTTAGGTTTCTCATAGCTAGGACCCTGAAATAAGGCATCAACCACATTGAGTATGTTTCTCCTCCTCCTAGACTCTGCAAGCATTATTGTAACGACCTTATCCAATGTGTATCTAACATTAGTCCTTCTATCCTGCAATAAAATGGCTTTACCACAAATAAGAGGATTACAATGCTTAAAATTTTCAGGCTTATCACAGTTGAGACATTTCTGACACTTAGACATATCTAATTTCCTATCTATAGCATAATCCTTATTAACAATTATGTCACAATCAAGAAAGAATCGACGATGGAGGGCAGCTGGTTCCATCACCGTAGGGGGTTTAAGAGATGTACAATTTGTAGAGGCACAAACAAAATTAGAAGTAAAGTACATTCCCTTCTCTTCCAAAGAGGCCATAGGAGGTATAAAAGCTGTGGTGGAAACCATCTGACAGAATAGGGACATGTCTTCACCATCTGGGTTTTGACCTAAATCATCCATTACAACCACATTTTGCTGAGAATATCCATCAAAATATTTGGGGTCAGGAGGTAATGAGTAAGGCATTTGGGTATCTGTAGCCTGTGCAAGTGACCTTGATATGATTTCAGTGGCTATTGATTTTCCTGTGCCTGGGGACCCATGAATGCATAATGCTACAGGCTCATATCTAGAAGACCTAATTGATTGTGCAAGTTTCTGAGCCTTTGCATGGTATCTGACTATTTGAGTGGTGGCCATATTTCTCTCTACACCATAGGAGTCAGCTAACTTCTTTAATGTCACTATGAATTCACACACTTCAAGCACATCAGCATCATGGTAATTCTTCCTGTTTCTTTCAATCAGATCCATCTTCTCCATAACTTCAGGCCAATCTTCAAGCATTCTATGAAATTCCGCCCTAGCTGGATCCTCAGATTTCTTAACAAGACCCCTGATCCAATCAAAGAATGTGGATAACTTTTGGTAAATATACTCTAAACCTTTAAATGCATTACAAGCAATATTAAAATCTTTTAACCAATCACTAGGCCCTTGCATTTGTACACACCCAGTAAATTTTTCATACAAATATGTGAAGGGGTCTTTTGACATGAAATCCACACCTAACATGCTACCAAGAGCTAAAAGGGTAGAAAGCTTACATTCATCTTTAGCATTTATGTAGATCACAAGAGATCCTATGGCCTTAACAAGAATGGAAAACAAAGAGTTAAATAATTTGTCCTTGAGAAAGCCCTCCACTCCACCTTTAAATTGTGAAACAATAGGGGTTATTTTTTCAATTGCCTCATCCACATTTCTCTGGAAAGATTCCCCAGCCCCATCACCAAATGAAATGCCCATATCATGAATCCAATCATACAAACCTTGATAGTGAGCTTCTGGAAAGGTTAGAGGAGTATCTTCTTCTTCCTCTTCCTCACTGAGATCATCTGGATATCCTGTATTACACCTAAAGGGGTCTTCAAGCCCGCATTGCTCGGCGGGCTCGTGCTGAACTGCATAAAAGCAATCTTTCTTGGTAATTTCAACACACCTATAGAAGGAAGCAGTATCTAACTGGGTGAAGAAAGTTGTCATTTTCTTTTGTCCATCAGCATATGTACATTCAGATTTGGCAGTGAGCATCCCTATGACTTTGCCTTCAGAAAAGAGCATACTACCACAAAAACCTGGCTCAGCATCACCCACACAACTCCATAGGTCTCTCTGTTGGTGATCTCTAAAGTTTAGCAATTCACAGTATTGGGGGAATCTATATTCAGTATATCTAACAGGGAATACTACAGAATTAGTTACACACAAGCAATGTTCAAATTTTCTTTCATTCTTATGCCTGACTCTATTTTCACCCAGTAGCCCAGGCCTAGCCTTTATCCTAGAAGATGGAATTACCTTGATGAAAGCGATGTCGCGAAATGAATCAATCCACACTTGTTTCACGCCAACGGCCTCAACAAGGTAAGGGTTCTTCCACCATCTCTTAGTTGACATACTAATTCTATACCTAAAAACTGGGTTTTTCCTTTCAAGATATGCATACCAATCATTGCAAGCATGATATGAGGTTATAATTATATCATCTTTCCACCACCAAGCAGTGAAGGGGCCTTTATCAAATTGAGCAGAGAAAGATAAAACATCAAAACATCTCTCGAGCAGAACATCTGTAGGAGACATATTTAAAAAATCAAAGTCATCCACATTCCACATATCACCAATGGGGGATTTGATGTCAACATCATACTCAAGACCCAAGTTTCTAGCTCCACCAGTTGTATATCTGGAGTAGTCTTCTACAACTTTTCCTTCCCTATATGCTAGCAATGGCCTGGGCATATATGCCTCAATGTTTACAGGTCTTACATAGATCCTAACCCCATATGATCCTGTGAAATTTGGTTGTACATTATTTATCATCTTGATTGTTAAATTACCAATGAAATTTCCTGGATTTACACCATATTGTTTATCAGAGGGATCAAATGTACCGTCACCATCATACCTAGAGGTGTAATAATTACAAACAGACAAGAAAGGTATTCTGAAACTAGTAGGAGGGTCTTGAATCTTGGTTATGCAAGTTGGATTAATGGGAGACAGCCACACCTTTGAACTATAATCTTCTGGGACCTCGCACCCGGGGGGTGAAAACATCATCTGAAAAGTCATAGATTGGGGAGAGGTTCCATTATGAATCTGGGGATATATAACTACAACAACATCTAAATCAAATCTCCAGTAGGTAAAAGCTCTCCACCTCGTGGTAGCAGGGTCAGAAGCAGCAACAGCATCAAAAGTAAAAGACTTATTAATCATTTCTTTATTAAGATCAGCAGTAGTTATAACAATGTCTTGTTCATAAAACATAAAATATCTAGAATAAAGATACTCTATATCTGTTTCCCTAATAGAAAAGATGGCATTAGATTCCCTCAATTCCATGCTTGTTTGGCCACTACTATCTGATGTTTCTCCCGACTCTGCAGCAGTTAGAGCGGGTGCATCTCCCTGTATAATCTCAAGCCCATTGTCATGGCTGTGTTGTGGCCGGGTGTTTAATGCACTTGTGACCGCTTGTTCAATGTGAGCATTTAGAGCAGATGGAATTGAGTCTGATTCTCCCTGTACAGTAGCACTCTTAGAAATATTTACATTGTTGGTATAATACTTATTATCAGAAGGTATCCTGAACACAAAATTATCAGAAGCACTAACTAGTCCTATAATTTGGCAGGTTGAGGGGCAGTTAGGTGGTACAACTATGGCTGTTTGGTACCACATAGTGATCCAGCCATCATATGACAAGGTCGTGTTTGTCAACATTGAACTCCTATACACAGATGTGGAAATGTATGGTATAACAAATTTACATGTAGATTGTAATCCAATGTCCCAAATTACATGTGTCCCAAGCATTGCTTCCTCCCTTGTTGCTGGGCTAGAACCACCCGGGGGAGTGTATGCAACAAGAAATTTTCCTGTAGCCATCTTTGACCCACAAAACATGAATTCTATTATTACAGAGCCCCTATAATTTGCATACATCTTAGCCAATCTACCTAAATATGTTGGTTTGAATAAATCTCCAATCAATGACATATCCCATTTACCAATTGCTTGAGTTCTAATATTCTGGGTGACATCAACAGCTAAATACGTTCCATCACTCATAGTGTTTGGCATTTTCATGAGGGTCGGGACACGAGCCACCTGCATGTAATTGGTGACTCTACCAGGAAGTGTGAATCGTGCGGTTTTCTGGAACTCTGGATAGAGGGGTACACCCGCATCTCTCTGTACTGTCAGAAATTGGCTACTACCTGGTATTTGCCTGACTGGAATCCCTTGTGATTTAACTGCAGATCTCAAACCAGCAAATGAAGAACACATGGGGGCAACACTTACAGTAATAGGGATTTGAGTGGAAGCACCTGTTGAATAGGACAGAGGAACAACAATCCTAATTACTAAAGTAACAAAATTATGACTCAATCCAAAACCAGAAGGGGTGCAATTTGTGTAAGGGTAAACAATTGTAACAGAATTATTTGTTCTCAGGTTTAAGAATTGATGTGGGAAGAGGGTCAACTGTTCTGTTGGATATTCAGTTCCACAAAATTCCTTAGTCTCATAGTATTGGAAGTCATTGTTTTGCTGTTTTGGTGTCTGATGTTCGGGCACCATGGCAACCAATAAACAACCCTGATGGAAGGAAGAAGCATTCACCTGTACATGTACACAAAAACCAGATCTATATAAATAGTGGAATCTCAAGTTCTGTCCAAACACCCCAGTGTCCATAAGGGCGCCTGGCAAGGGGCATGTCCACTCTCCATACTGTGTATTTTGCCAATTTAATGAATCAAATGTGTAAAATCTATCACATGAGGGACCTGGTCGTGTGTCCAAATCCAGTGCCTCCCCAGCATCTATATTGTATGTAGGCCACATGCCATATGCAACAACGGCTTTCGCCGCTTCTTGTGTGGTGATGCATGAGTTACCAGCTGTCAGTTGTAGTAATCTATCTGAGTAACCACTTTCTTCTGTGTCAGGTTTTTTGAGTGCAGGACCTTTGAGAGAACCAGCAATCTCTGTAACAGGCTTAGTAAATTGACTCGGGTCCATCTGTTGTTGGGAAGGGTTATATGCCTGTGAGTAATCACTACCATAATAATTTATATTTGTTAATGAATTACCTGTACCATATATAAAACCAGACGATGGTTTGTTTCCCGTTTGATTTGATTGGACTTGTCCACATTGAAAAACTTCTTCCATCTCAACAATACATCTGCCATATTTTGTGAGAATTTCATCCCTCCTAACAAATTTAGTCTCACCTTTATGTTTATGCACATAGAGATAGCCATCATCGGCCAAGGTGACAAGAGGCCCTGGTGACATCTCGACTCTGGAGGCCTTACTCCTGGGTTTTTGTTTTCTTACTTTGTTACGACGATTCCGTGGAATCCAGTTACAGCATGTAATTGACTCCGAGGAGTCATCCTCATAGATTGCCATCTTAGAGAATGTCTTGGTAAGGGAGGAGGGGAAGTTAAAGCAATCCATGGGGGATTACTACTGGTTATACCATACACAAACGACCAGCCGCGGCCCTGTCAGGTAGCACTAGACTAAGTGTGAGGAGCCCCCCCCTCACAGATACACCATTGGGTAATGCCATGAGCATGCGCCATACGCCTCACCGTCGGGACAGACGGGACGCATTCGTCAAGGACTCAAATGAACATTCGGGCTAAGCAAAGCTTTTCCCTTTGCCCCAAAGTGCCTCTAGCTCTTTCGTGTACGGTCGTGTTGGGTGAAAGCAGAAAATGGCATACTCCCTGTTATTCCTAAGCTTACTTCGGCCCGCACAGCGTAGACCTAGGACGTCTTAGGCAGGTTTCAACCACCAATGACTAACATCACTTACCACAATTGCCTTTTATCCTGGGCGGCCAACCCTGAAGTCATAATCCAAAGAATAAACCTTAAAGCATTCCATACGGCCAACACGCAAAGTGTTGACTCTTGGTCATATCAAGTCAGATCCATGAAAGAAACTCCATTTTTCCCCTGAATGGGTAACAGGTATAGAATCAGTATCCATTACTCAATCAAAACCGAAATACCAGTCCTATTGGGATGGGTAGGTAAAAGGTTAGGGGATACAACGCCTATGCAACAGATCCTTGGCCCTAACTCCCGTAAGAGAAGGGGTGGGGGTTGCCTGTGACAGGCGAGGGGGGAAATGAGTGTGAG